ACATTTTCAGGTAAAATATATGTGTTCTGATCTTCTACTGTAGGCATAAACATATATGATTCTTCAACAGAATTATCACTTCGTTGTCTAAATTTTGATAAGGCTTTGCCAAGTGCAGTTTCATAATGGACTGGATCCAATTCAACATCTACCATGCCTCCGCCTAATAGTGCAAAGACGTAATCGTAAATTTCTTGTTTTTTAGTTGCTAGTGTAGCCATATGTAAAGTCTCCACTAGTATTTATCGATGTTTGTCTCTTACGATAAATATGTATATGCCAAGACTATCCTTATATAAACCAGAAAAGGGCAATGATTACGCATTTATAGACAAACAAGTTTATGAAATGTTCACTGTGGGCGGCACAGATATATTCGTACACAAGTATTTAGGTCCTAATAATCCTGATGAAGCAGATGCAACTGCTGATCAGCCTCGCTATGACGCTGTTAAAGAAACTAATATTCAAGACATGTTATTCCTTGAAAATAGAGACAGAAAATACGACCCTGATATTTACACAATGCGTGGTATTTACAATGTACAAGATATCGATTTTGATATGAGTCAATTTGGTTTGTTTCTTCAAAATGACACATTGTTTATGACAATACATATCAATAATAGTGTTAAAACTCTTGGCAGAAAAATTATAAGTGGTGACGTAATTGAATTACCTCATCTAAAAGATGAATATGCACTCAATGATTTTAGTGTTGCATTAAAAAGATATTACGTTGTTGAAGATGTAAACAGAGCGGCAGAAGGTTTTTCACCTACATGGTATCCGCACCTATACAGAATTAAGTTAAAACAAATTGTTGACTCACAAGAGTTCAAAGAAATATTAGATCTTCCTGCACAAGAAGGTTCTAGTGATACACTAAGAGATGTGTTATCAACATATGAAAAAGAAATGAATATTAATAATGCTGTAATTTCACAAGCAGAAGCAGATGCGGCTAAATCAGGTTATGACATAAGTCACTATTACACTTTAGCAACAAACGCAGATGGAACTGTTGCACTAACTACTGCTGATGAAACAGATATAGATGCAAGTAATATAGGTACTACTACAGACGCAATAAATGATCGCCCATCAAGATCAGGTTATCAAGGTTATTTGTTAGGAGTAGATGTTGGTACTAACGGCGCACCTTTTGGTGCAGGCATAAGTTTTCCAACACAACCTGTAGATGGAGATTATTTTTTGAGAACAGATTTTTCACCTAAAAGATTATTTAGATACGACGGCAATAGATGGACTAAATTACAAGATGGTGTAAGAGTAGATTTAACAAATACTGATACACGTAATACGCAAAAAACAACATTTATCAACAACACCAGCGAAAACCAAATTGGTGGTGAAACTGTTAAAGAAAAACAAAGTCTATCAAAAGCACTTAGACCTAAGGCGGATAATTAATGAAACACAATATAGCAGGGGCAATTTTTGGAATTTTTGGCGTAATTTTTTTAGTAAAAGATATAGGTATGCATGAGAATAGTTTATTTGGTGTGAGTGAAATGACATGGATGTGGTTTACAATGGCAGTTGTACATTTCTTCCTTAATGATTGTGGGTGTAAAAAATAATGCAACATTTTTATGATGGACAAATTAGAAGATATGTAACTCAGATGATTAGACTTCTGAGTAATTTTACCTATAAGGATGGTAAAGGTGCTTTAGTAAAGGTTCCTGTGATGTACGGTGATATTACTAGACAAGTCGGACACATCATGAGAGATAATTCAGAAAATAAAATTCCATCTGCTCCACGAATAAGTGTTTATATTTCAGGATTACAATTAGATAGAGATAGAATAAGTGATAGTACGTTTGTTAGTAAAGTACATTTAAGAGAACGTGCTTACGATAGTGCAGGAAAAGAATATTTAAACACACAAGGTAAAAACGTAACAGTTGAACGTTTAATGCCAACTCCATACACATTAGAAATGACAGCAGATATTTGGTCAACTAATACAGATCAAAAATTACAAATCATGGAACAAATTTTAATGATGTTTAATCCTAGTTTAGAAATACAAACAACTGACAACTATGTAGACTGGACAAGTTTAAGTGTAGTTGAATTAGATAACGTAAATTTTAGTTCAAGAAGTATTCCTGTTGGAACTGAAAATGAAATAGATGTTAGTCAGTTAGGATTAAAAACTCCAATTTATATTTCACCTCCAACTAAAGTTAAAAAACTTGGTGTAATTACAAATATTGTAATGAGCATTTTTGACGAAAGCAAAGGTACCATAGACTTAGGAGAAAGTATGCCAGAATTAAAAGCATACAGTGATGGCGGAGCAGAAAGTCCTACAACAGATTTTGAAGATGCTAATAAAACTAAAAGAAAAGATACTGCAAGTGTACGTGTTACAACATATAATAATTTAGATTTATTAGTAATGGGTAATGTAGCAAAATTAATTCACAAAGGAAAAATAGGCGGAGTAAATTGGACACAATATATTGAAGCAATGCCTGGTAAGTTTAGAGCAGGATTAAGTCAGTTACAGTTATCCAGAACAGGTATTACAACAAGTATTAACGGATCAGTTGCCATTGATAGTACAGACGAACGTAATTTAATTATAAATTATGATACAGATACTTTCCCAACAGATAAAGTCATTACAGGTTCAACAGGTGATAGAAGTAAGATTGATTATATTATAGATCCTGCTACATTTAATCCTACTGTACAAAAAAATGCAGGAACAAGATTTTTATTATTAGGTGATGTTGGAGATACAAGTAATACAGATGGTCCAGATGCTTGGAAAAATGCAGATAACACAGACTTTGTTGCAAGTGTTAATGACATAGTTGAATGGGACGGAAGTAAATGGTCAATACTGTTTGACGCAAGTGCAACAACTGAAATAATTTACCAAACTAATCTAAATACTGGCATCCAATATAAATGGACTGGCGAAGAATGGGTGCTATCTTGGGAAGGCGAATACCGAAACGGCACTTGGCACCTACTATTTTAAATAATTAATAGTATGAGTCAAGATATTATATGTAGTGGTGCCTTATTCTATTCATTAAAAACTAAACGTTTTTTATTTTTACATAGAGTACAGAGCAAACAGAACAACGTCTGGGGATTAGTAGGTGGTACTAATAACACCAAAGAAACTCCATGGGAAAGTTTACAAAGGGAAATAAAGGAAGAAATTGGTACATTACCAAAAATTGCTAAAACTATTCCTTTAGAAACTTTTGTAAGCACTGACGAAAAATTTAAATTCCACACATATCTTGTTGTAGTAAATGAAGAATTTATTCCTGTCCTTAATGAAGAACATGATGGTTATGCATGGGCAAGTTTTAACAAATGGCCTAAGCCATTACACATGGGATTAAAGAACACTTTACAAAATAAAACAAATCAAACAAAACTAGAAACTGTTTTTGATTTAATTCAATTATTGGAGAAATAATGGCCATCTTAGTCTACGGTGACGTAATGCTTGACGAATGGAGAATAGGTTCCGTGGACAGAATAAGTCCTGAAGCACCTGTCCCTGTTTTAGTTGAAAGTGGTTATAAAAGAAACGTAGGTGGTGCAGGAAATTTAGCAGTCAACCTGGCAAGTATAAACGGTGAAGTAGAGTTACACGGTCCATTAGGTAAAGATAAACAAGGTTATGGTTTTTTAGAATTACTAGAAAATACAAAAGTCGATGCTTATTTGACAATGTGTATGGAGGCTACTACAAGTAAAGTTAGAATAGTAAGCACACAAGGCCAACAAATTTGTCGATTTGATACTGACGCAATTTGTAAATGCAATGAAGCACAAGATAGATTTCTTAAAGTTGTAAATGAAAACGATTTAGTAGTAATTAGTGACTACAACAAAGGTGCTGTAAGGAGAGATACAGTTTCTAAAGTATTATCTAAAGGTGCAAAAGTTTTAGTTGATCCTAAACAATCACCCTCATATTATACAGGTGCATTTTTAGTCAAACCTAATATGAAAGAATATACCGAATGGTTTGGTGAATTTAATTATGATGATGCAAGAGATTATTTAAAAGAATATAAATGGCAGTGGTTAGTAGTTACAGATGGTGCTAATGGTATCCATGTTATTAATGACAAAGAAAATTGGCATTGTAAAGAAGAAGTTCAAGAAG